GTCGGGACCGCGCTCGATCTTGTCGCCGCCGCAGGATCCGGAAACCTTTTTGAGATACCAACACTTTCGGAAGGGTTTCCTTCCGACGCGCTTTTCGCGATCGGAATCGTTCAGTCGGCTGTACAGGCCAGCGATAATTCGCAGCAAAACTACACCGTCTCCCTTTGGGTTAATTTCCAGTCTCCGGGATCCGCAGCGACAACCCCCTGCACCGCTCTCCGCTGGGCGCGATGGGGAAACACCTTCGACCTAACCTACAACGCCCCCGGATTCTCGGGCCTTCTCCGTTTACAAATACAGAACCAAACCGGAACCCGCCGCTATACCCTGCAAACTTTGCCGTTTGGCATCGGTTCACATCTAGCCTTCGCCGTCACCTCAACCGCGGGTACTACACCCACCGCGACGATCTACCTAAACGGCGACGTAATCTCACCGTCAACATCGACGACGCCGTCGGTCGGATCAGGCAGCGAGAACGCTTGGACATTCGAGACAGGTATTCAGGAGATCGCGATCTTCTCCGGACTTCTGCCAGCGACCGACATCTCGGCTCTCTATAACGTTGGACGGAATCGAATCTCGGAAACCACGACCGCGCGGATGAACCGCCTCATCGGAACAACCGACTACCCGGCGGCCCTACAAGGGTTCACCGCGTCCCCCGTCGCGACCGTCTCCGAAATCGGAACCGGGACCGGCGTCGTCCCCGAAATGCAACTCGTAGCAGACTCCGAAGGCGGCGAAATCTACGTCTCGAAGACCGGGATCCTGACTACGACGAGCCGCTTCGACGTCTTTAACGCCACCCGGTCGGCCACCTCGCAGGCGACGTTCACCGACTCGGGGGTAGGTCTGCGCTACGGGACCGACCTTCTCATCGAATACGACGCCGACAACCTCAAGAACGACGTCACCGTCGAGTTCTCCGGCGACGGCGAAGTAAACGCCTACTCGGACGCCGTCATCGAAGCCTACGGCGGGGCCGCAACGACCATCGAAACACAACTCGACTCCCCAACGTCGGCGGCCCAACTCGCCACTATGGAACTAGGAGTTCAGGGTTCGCTCGTTCCGCGGATCTCCCCGATCGACGTCTCCGTGAACACCGCCGCGGCGGACTGGCAGACGATCCTCGGCTTAGAGCTTCTCGACCGTGTCACGTTTAAGCGAACCCCGACCGTCGGAAACCAATTCGACCGGGCGGCCCTTATTAACGCGATCGACCACCAAATCGAACCGGGCGTCTGGCGCACCCAACTCACCCTCTCGATGCGGTACACCTCGCCGCTCACCCTCGACGATGACGTTCTCGGAACCCTCGACTTCAACTATCTAGGATAGGAACCGTATGGCTACCCAATACACCGCCGGTCTAACTCAAGGCCAGAAACTTACGGCCGCGACGATGAACCAGATCGGCGCAGTCTGGGAAACATGGACACCAACCTACTCTGCATCGAGCGGAACATTCACAACGGTTACGACTAACCAAGCCCGCTACTGTCGGATACAGAATCTCATCATCATTCGCATAGACGCGACAGTTACAACCGTTGGCACAGCGTCGGGTTTTATGGCGTTCACTCTGCCATTCACCGCGCAAAGCGCGCGGGCTATTGGCGTAATGAGAGAAGTCGCAGTAATCGGACACACCGGAACAATTGACTGCACAAACACGACGACCGGGTCTTTTATTCTTTACGCCGCGGGCAATACAGCCGTCGCGGGATACCGAAACACCGGAACACTTGTCTACGAGGCGGCCTAAATGAATCTAAATAACCTCCGCCTCATTGAGGCCGACGATCCGGCGATCTTGTCGGCGCGTATGCGTCACCAACGCGACCGCCTTCTCGCCGCTTGCGACTGGACGCAACACCTCGACGCGCCCGTCGACCGCACCGCGTGGGCCGCCTACCGACAGGCGCTTCGCGACTTCCCCGCAACATGGGAACCGGGGCCGATCGCCGACTTCCCTAACCCGCCCGGCTACGTCGAGCCGACACCCGAGCCAGATCCCGAACCGACACCCGAAGAGGAGACCCCCGAAGAATGAGATCCCGCGTCGCACTCGCTGCGGCGCTTCTCACGGCCCTACCGCTAACCGGATGCACAGACCGCTACCGGAATCCTTGCGAAGCAGCCGCCCCCACAACGACGACCATCCGCACGAAGAATAAGGCTCTGGGATGGATCCCGCCGTCGACGATCTTCTACGACCAACCGCTCGCAGCCGCCGCACCCGAAGGAATAGTCGGTAACAAATGCAGATGAAACGCGAACCCAAGAAACGACGCAGCGCCACCGAACTAAACGCACTTCTCCGTTTCACCGTCGGCATGGTCCTCGCCGGATGTCTCGCGTTCACGATCGCCTCGGTCCTCTACGGACTTTTGTTCGTGAGCCAACCAATGCAGCAAAGCCCGAACGACGAGGCCTTTATCTCGCTTCTCGAACCGATCTCGACGTTCCTCGTCGGCACACTCTCCGGGGTAATGATCGCCTCCGGCGTTCGAGGCGACCGCGACGGCGACGGGATACCCGACAAGGAGGCCGAGTAGTGGCAACAGCGAAGAAACCGCCGGCGATGCCGTACACCGGGAACACAGACCCCGCCGAAGGTCCGCGGCCCGGGACGATCAAGTTCGGCGAGATCATGGCGTCCCGCTGGAAGTTCACGAACCTCGGCATTTGGGCGAACCGGCCGATGAGATCGAGCGACCCGAACGCTAAGCCGCGCCTGTCGGTTCACGCGACCGGAAGGGCGATCGACCTCGGCTTCGACCCCAAGAGGGCGGCCCTCGTCGGCTCTGTCTGCCTTTGGCTCGAAACGAACCACGTTGCGCTCGGGATCGAAGAAATCCATGACTACTCGGGAACCTCGAAGGCCGGGACGGAGAAATGGGGTCGCGGGTTCCGCTGCAACCGCAACGGCTCCCCCGGCTGGAAAGACTGGACTCCAACGGACAACGGCGGAACCCCCGGCGGGAAATGGATCCATGTAGAACTCGCCCCGAGCATGGCCGACGACCCGAAGCTCTTCGTTAAAACGTGGAAGACCTTGTCGGCTACCGCGCCGGCGGCCCTCGCCTAACCGCGGACAGACTCCGCATCGAGTCCCCCTTCTAGAGCATTACAAACTCGACACGGTTCGGCTAGGGTTACGGGCGGGACCACGGCAAAAGGTTCCCCCTCATAGTGTCGAGCCGCCTCGGGTTTTCGGTTACGTGGTTGTCCATTCCTTGTGGCTCTCCGGGGCGGCTCCACTATTCACGGATCGAGTCTCTATTCCGCCTTCGGCGGCTACCGCGCCCGCGGGGCGGGCTTGCTCTCTAGGGTTAACTCGAGTCTTCGGAGCGTTCCCCCCACGCTTCAGGGAATTGCACCCTCGGCCGCCGTTCTCCATGCTAGGGACCGACACCGATCACGTTTTAGAAGTTCGTACTCTGCTCGACCTCACGACAAGGTCGTCTACCCTCGTTCCCGAGTGTCGCGCCGCCCCATGCAAGCGGGGGACCGCCTTGTGATCTTGCTCTAAGTTTTCGGTCGTGCGTGGTTGTCCTGCGTTCATTATGCACCGCGAAGAGCTTCTACGCAACTACCGAACAATGCTTGACTAGTCGCGAAGTGTTCGCTACCTTCACACTCGGACAACCAACCGAAAGCGAGACACAATGCCCGGAAAGATCTACTCCGAACGAGACCCATACGGCGGCCTCTTCGCATACCCCGACGGCACAACCGGCCACGTAGACCGACCCGCGTCGATCGAACGAGCCGAACGCGAAGCCGACGACGGAACCGCCGCCGACCGCGCCCTCTCCATCCTGAACGAACTCTCCCGCGAACCCTTCGGTCTCACGTGGGGCGAGATCGCCGACCGACTCGGCCTCCACCACGGCCAAGCGAGCGGCGCACTCTCGAACCTGCACCGTCAGGGCCGCGTCTTTATGCTCCGCACGAAACGCGGCAAAGCCCACCCCTACGTCCATGACAAGTATCGCGCCGCCTACGAGGAAGAGCTTCGTTTCGACACCCCGGCACAAACTCGCGGCGGAAAGATCCGCGAACGCGAACGCGAAATAATCGACCAACTACTGAACCTTTACGACCGCGGCCTGCACCTCGACGACGCCTACATCCATAACCTCATCGAAAGCCTCCGCACAT